AATGAAATACAAAACCAAAGAGATTGTTGTTGAGGTTGAAGACTTGGGGGATGAGCTATTTAGCGTCTTTTTTCCTGACATAAGGTGCGAGACATTTACCAAGAGTATTTTTGACTTATTATTTGAACCACTCGAAGAAAATAAGCAGGAGACTTTTAAATGTAAAAAATGCCATAACGAGTATGTTCAAGAGATAGGTATTCAATATAAAAATTGGTTTTTTTGTGAAAATTGTTTTAATAAAATTAAAAATATAAAAGTTACATTGAGAGGTGAAAATGAGCTTTAAAGTGGGTGATAGGGTTAGGTTTGGGAAAGCGGAGGGGGTGGTTTTTAAGATAGATTATTCTTGCTCCCATTCTGTTATTGTAAGATTTTCAACATCATTAGAGGTATTCCTTTTTTTCCAGGATGGAAGCTACATTAATGGAGAGCCTGAATGGTTCCCAAAGCTAGAACTAATTCAAGGCGAAACAGTGGCGCTAAAAAATGATTGTTTTAAAACAGATGTGGGGAATGAGTAAAAATATTGAGGAGAATTTGATCGACTTAAGGCTATGGACGAGACAGCGATCGTTGTAAGCTAAGAGGTGTACGACTTTCTACTTAAAAAAGATAATAATAAAAAAGGATCTAAATTCGCCAAGCAAATAGATAATGACTTTAAAAACAAAGAAAGGAGTAAAATTGAAAATAAATCTGACAATATTTAAAAAAGAATTTTTCGGGGTTGAAGTTGAAAGCGACCCGAAACTATTTACCGGATTGGATTTAGCTAAGCCGAATTCAGAAGATACGGTCCAGCAATTGCAATATGTGATAACGGACATTCAATATGACCATCTTAAAAGGATAGGTGAATTGATTGCAGAGCTTGGAAGAATTAAAGTGCCCGACGATTGGGATGAAGATAAAAGAACAGAAAGAATAGATAATTACAACAAATGCAGAAGTTTATTATCGAATATTATTAGCTCGTACGAGCACTTTAGAGAAAAAAGAGAGGGGATTGAAAATGAAAAAAACGGAAAGTAAAAAAGAAATAAAAGCGCCAACAAATAAAAAGTTGGTGAAAATGGTTAAAGACGTAAGCAAAATGCTTAATGATTTAAAATTTCAACATTGTTTTTTTATTGAAAAAAAAGATGAAATCGAAGTTTTTGCATCTGGTAAACCAATGTTTTTAGTTAAAGTTAACGAAAGATCAAATAACATCGTGGCTAATTTAGCAGATCATCTATGTGAAAAATTAATCAAAATGTTTAAAGAGCCTAAGAAAAATACCACTCAATCTTCGAAGTAACTTCTTTGAAACTATAACAAACAACTGCCAAATAGTTTTCTTCATTTAACCTACGAATGAATTCTATTTGGTCTTTGCTCGTAGTCCCGTCCTCGCTTTTAAGTTCAATATAGAGTCCATGATAACCTCTTCGAGCCGCAGGTATGACAACGTCAGGCAGTCCTTTTTTAATAATTCCCGCCTTGCAAGCCTTAACCCTTAATCCAATGGGTAGCCTTAGTCCTGAAGCGGTCGAATAAGCTAAATCAAGACCCCTATATTTATTCTTATGAATAAACATCCAATCAAATAAAGAGACTTGAATTTGGTGTTCGGGATCGTTTCGTTTTGGCTTTGCGTAGTAATTTCTCATTGACTTAAATCTTAGGTCTCGATAAGCTTTTTGTCATTACAAAAACTTCCTACAGTTCAAATTTAAATTCACTGGAGGAAAAACAAGGATAAAAATTTGAGTCAAATAAAATCTGAAAGAATAACGCTTGTGGATATTAACAAAATTGTTATCAACCCTAAAAATGTAAACAAGCATTCAAAAGAACAAATTAAAAAATTAGCTGAATTGATAGAGCACAATGGGTTCAGAGATCCTCTTATTGTGTCTTTGAGAAGCGGATTTTTAATTGCCGGTCATGGTCGTCTTGAGGCTGCGGTTAAATTAAAAATGGAAAAATTACCGGTCATCTATCAGGATTTTAAAAGCGAAGCGGAAGAATTTCAATTCATGACGGCACACAACGCTATATCTAAATGGTCATCTTTGGACACTGAACTTGTTTTAGAGGGCATTAACGAATTCAATTTAGATGTAGATTTAATGGGAATAAAAAATTTCAGAATTCCCACAATGGAAAATCAAAACGAAAAAGAAACCAAAGATGAGCAAAAATTTTTTATAGTTGTTGAATGCAAAAACGAAACAGAACAAAATAATTTATTTTCTGAACTTCAAACCAGAGGGCTAGAATGCAAACTTATGAGTTAACTTTAAAATCAGACGTCTTTAAAACATTTAGGTGCATCAAGGCCGCCAACAGTTTAGACATCGACGTTGAAAAAAAATCAATTCACCATTTAAAAATAAATGCGGACATTGAATCTGATTATAAAATAGGTATGATTGTTGGCTCAAGCGGCTCAGGTAAAACAACTTTGGCCAAGCATATTTTCGGAGATGCTTGTTTTGATTTAAAAATAGACGACAATTTGTCTATATTAGATTTATTGCCAAAAGAATTATCATACGAGGAATGTGCTAATTTACTTGCCGGAATAGGATTAACATCTGTTCCGTGTTGGATAAGACCTTTAAAAACTCTATCCAACGGACAAAGAGCTAGAGCTGAAGCTGTTTTGTTAATGATTAAAAACGAAAAAATCTCGATCATAGACGAATGGACATCAGTTGTAGATAGAACCGTTGCCAAATCCATGAGCGTTTGTATTAATAAATTTTCAAAAAAAAATAACAAAAGAATAATTTTATTGTCTTGTCATTATGACATTATTGATTGGGTTGATCCGGATTGGATTATAGATTGCAACAAGCAAGAGTTTATTGATCGGAGGTCACTTAGTCAAAGCGAGCGAAAAAGAACAGAACGACTTCAATTCGACATTAAAGAAATCGGGAGAGAGTCTTGGAAATATTTTAACAAGTATCATTATTTAAGTGAAAAACTTCCAGGGGGAACAATTTATCTTTTCGGTCTTTTTCATGGACAAAATCAAATAGGTTTTCAATGTTTCGCTAATTACGTTATGGGCATTAGAAATATGTACCACTCCAACAGAACCGTAATTCATCCTGATTATGTCGGTTTAGGGTTAGGCGTAAAATTAATAAACGAAACGTCTAAGTACATGGTTGATAAATATGATTATAAAATAATGGCAAAATTTAGTTCAATACCGATTAAAAAAGCTTTAGAAAAAAGCGAATTATGGAAATTGAAATCAACGAACAGGGATTTATTTAAATTCAAACGACCAGATGGCAGAGTCGTAGAAACATTTAGGACTCAAGTTAAAAGCTACTCTTTCGAATTCATTTATAAAAAAAATCTTGACTTGCCGCCAAAATAAGTATAATTGAGTTTAATGAAAATCACATTAGCTATAAAAAAAATTTATTACGATCAAATAAAGAACGGCGTCAAAAAAACAGAGTATAGACAATTTAGCGATTATTATAAAAAATTATTTGATAAAAATCCTAAAGAAATAATGTTTCATTATCAAACAAAAGAAAAAATGCACGTTAAAATTAAAAAAATAGACATTATTGATAATTTCATTCCCGTCAAAGACAGACCCGTTTTTTTAAAAACAAACAAAATATACGCTATTGAATTGGATTTGTGAAAGCAGAATTTACACAAGACAATAAATCAAGAATTATTTTATAATTTTTAGGTTTATCAATTTTATCTAAAAAAAATCTATTTAATTTGGATTCAAAATCACTCTTATTTAAATGATCATTAATCAAAATGAATGATCTTAAGCAATCAATATCGGTTGTTTTAAGCTTTTTAATGTATTTCGAATGTCGCGGATGAGTTTTAAAATTTTCGAAAATAATCAATCTATTCATATTGTCATTATATAACAATAAGCATTATAACACAAGACAAAAATTGTCAAATATAAACAATTCGTATTGACTTGTCGCTTTTTTGACGGGAGGCTTAAAATAATTACAGGCAAAAGGATTCATTTATGCCAGCGGGTCAGCCAACCAAATACAGAAAAAAATATTGTGAAGAGTTAATTGATCACATGAGTCAAGGGTATTCATTCGGGTCTTTTGCTGGAAAAATATTGGTCAATAGAGACACTTTGTTTGAATGGGCTAACAAACATAAAGAATTCTCCGACGCCAAAGAAATAGGACTTGCCGCGAATTTATATAAACTCGAAGGAATAGGTTTAATGGCGACTTTAGGTAAATTAAAAATAAATCAAAGGGCTTGGGAAATGTTCATGAAAAACATTCATCAGTGGAAAGAAAAAGTCGACATAACTTCGGACAACGACCCAATCGAAACAGTTCATTATTATTTACCTGACAACGGATTAAGAATAAAAGAAGATTAGTTTTATGAGTGACTTCATAAATGGAATCAGACAAATTTTAAATAAAGTTTTAACCGACTCTCAAACAACTATTAACGTCAGAACTGATGAGGTTAAGTTTATAATAAGAGATGAATTTAATTCGGCGATAATTTATGAAGGCAGAGCCATAAGCCAGAGTTCTGAAGAGAGCGATCCGGTATGGCAGGTTAAAAGAATATTAAGAATAGGAAATGTTTACAAAACCCAATTTGCTGATAACGGAAATTATAGTCAAAGATGGGATTTAAGAAATTCATTATTTCCTATACCGGCACTTGTTAATAATTACTCATTAAATTTTGATGGTATAAATGACCTATGTAATGGCGGTAATATTTGTAATTTTAATCATTCGGATGCATTTAGTGTGTCTTTATGGATTAAGCCACAAAATGTATCAGCTCAAAGGGTGTTATTTGCTAAAGCTGGTCCCGCTCCAGCGGTTTTAGGTTATATCGTTTATCATGAAGTCGGTGGAAATATTCAAGTTCAATTAAGGGCAAATACGGGGTCAGCAACTTACAGCACCTCTTTCACTGTTTCCGCTGACACATGGTCACATATAACTATTACATATTCAGGCAATAGCAATATGAGCGGAATTAGAGTATATAAAAACGCAGTAGTCGGATCAACACCCACTGCTTCGGCTCTTTCTGGTGGATGGTTGGTATCGCAAGATTTTACATTGGGTAGCAGAACTGGTGGTTTTTATTATTCTGGTAAAATGGATGAGGTAACTGTTTGGGATAAGGAATTGTCTCAAGCTGAAGTTACAGAACTTTACAATTCAGGTCAACCGCTTAATCCATCATCTCATTCAGCATTTGCCAATCTTGTTAATTATTGGAAAATGGGTGATTCTGATAGCTATCCGACCATATTAGACAATCAAGGGACTGATCATTTAACAATGACAAATATGTCAGCATCCGCAATAGTCTTAGACACCCCGTAAATAAAATGGAATATCGACCACAACCAGGACCTCAAGAAAAATTCTTATCCACTTCTGCCGACATAGCTATTTATGGTGGAGCCGCTGGTGGAGGTAAAACATTCTCCGTTTTATTTGAAGCGCTCAGATATGTTAAGCATAAAAAATTCAGAGCTATTGGATTCAGAAGAAACACCGAACAAATTAGAACGCCAGGCGGTCTATGGGATGAGTCGGTTGCAATATATCCTGGAGCCGGAGGAAAGCCAATTGAAAGTAGATTGTCATGGATTTTTCCAAGTGGAGCGAGAATAAAATTTAGTCATATCGAATACGAAAAAGATATTCAAAGCTATCACGGTGCTCAAATACCATATATATTCTTTGATGAATTAACTCAATTTACCGAAAAACAATTTTGGTATTTAGTTACTAGAAATAGATCCGCTCACGGAATTCCTTGTTATGTTAGGGCGAGCTGTAACCCTGACCCTGATTCATTTGTTAGAAATTTAATTGATTGGTGGATTGATAAAAGCGGAATAGCTATACCAGAAAGGAGCGGTATGATTAGATGGTTTATCAGGATGGATGATAAAATAATTTGGGGCAATTCAAAACAAGATCTCATTGATGAACACTGGACGCCCGAAAACCCCGTTCAGCCACTTTCATTAACATTCATTCCAGCTAAATTAGATGATAACCAAATTCTTTTAAAGAAAGACCCGGGATATAAAGCTAGGTTGATGGCTCAATCTAAAATCGACCGAGAAAGATTATTGGGAGCTAACTGGAATATTAAATCATCTGCCGGTATTTATTTTAAAAAACATTATTTCGAATTAGTTGATGCGCACCCTCGACTAGTTAAAGTTGTGCGCGCGTGGGATAGAGCTGCAACGGAATGGAAAGAAGGTGACCCTGGAGACCCCGATGCAACGGCGAGTGTTAAGATTGGAATGGACGCAAACAAACAATTCTATATTTTAGATGTGACAAACGACAAGTTGTCACCGCTTAAAGTGGAGCAGATGATTTTAAATTATGCTAAACTAGATGGAGTAGTTTGCACGGTTAAATTGTTTCAAGATCCAGGTTCAGCAGGTAAAGGCGAAGCTGATCACATGAAAAAAGTTCTGCGCGGTTTTAAAATCGATGTAGACAAAATCACCGAGTCTAAAGAAGTTTCAGCCAAGGCGATGTCAGCTCAAGCCGAATTTGGTAATGTGAAAATACTTAGGTCGTGTCGAAACATTGATTCTTTTTTAACTCAAATGGAGGGGTTCCCTGACCTTAAAAAGAAAGATATGGTCGATGCTGCGACGAGTGCATTTAACTTTTTAAACCTAGACAATACGGGCGAGTTCACTGAAAATATGATTCAGAAAGGCGAATCAATAATAGGTGCGGATTTAAATTCAGGAGATCAATGGTGATTAAAAAAATAAAGAGCTTTCTCTTTGGCGAAGAAAAAGAAGAGTATAAATCGGACTTTAATTTAACCAACTCGGGTAATTCCGGTACGGAAATTTATGCCGGTTATTACGCCGAAGAATATTTGCACAAGTTAAGAGGTTCAGAAAGAGCAGATGAATATGACAAAATGCGAAGGTCAGATTCTCAAATTCAAATGGTTCTCTCGTGTATGAAAAACCCAATCAAGTCATGTAAGTGGGAAATTGATCCGGCAGAAATGAATAATGATCAATATGAAATGCACGCTAATTTAGTTAAGAGAATTTTATTTGATGAGCTTAAGTGTGGATGGGATGCATTCATAAGTGAAGCATTGACCATGCTTGAGTTTGGTCACGCCGTGTTTGAGCGTACACATAAATTAGTCAGAAACGATCCTGATTTTGGCACATATATTTCAATAAAAAATTTGGCATGGAGAAATCCTAAGACTCTCGAGAGATGGAACCTAAATAAAGACGGTGATCTAGATTCTGTCACTCAATATTCATTTGGTGATCTCGATGCTCAAGTTGATATGGATGCTAAATTTTTAACCGTGTTTACTTTAAACAAAGAAGGCTCTGACTTTCAAGGCACGCCGGTTATTCGGGTTTGTTATGGCAACTATTTCAGAAAAAATAATTATCTTAAATTGAACGCCATTGGTATTGAAAAGTTTGCTGTACCCACTCCTATAGGTAAAGTTCCCCCTGGTTTTGAAAAGAGCGACGAAATGGGTGCATTCGAAACAGCTCTTAAAAAATACACAACTCACCAATCTAATTACGTTATTATTCCTTCTGGGTTTGAAGTTAACTTTAATAACAATGTTTATGATCCTCAAAAAGTAGAAGTGTCGATTGATAACGAGGATAAGCGAATGAGCAAGGCGATTCTCGCTAACTTCTTAGAGCTTGGGCAAGGGTCTGGGTCTTATGCGCTTTCAGCGGATTTATCAGACTTCTTTTTAAGCTCACTTGAATACATCGCTGAAAAAATTATTGCTAACCATTTAAACAATACGGTTATTAAAGAGATCATTGATTTAAATTTTCCAGGCGTTAAAAAATATCCTAAATTAAGACCAGTTGGAATCAGTGACCGAGCGGGCAAAGAACTTGCGGAAATTGTTAGTATGTTAACCGAAAAGAAAGTCATTATAGCCGACGATAAACTTGAAGCCGACATGAGAAAGAGGTATTCGCTTCCGGAGAAGTCTAACGAGGGCGTTCGCGAACAAAATCCTCAACCGCAAGGCTTTGGGTTTTCTGAAAAATTTAAAATCAATAAAAGGTATTATCGATAATGGCAAAGTCAGAAGCTAGAAAACTAATAAGAGAATCCCGAATAGCCTTAAGAGATTTAATGAAAGAAGGTTTGTCTTTAATTGCTGAAAATTTAATTGAAGACTTGATGAGAAACTATAGAAACTCTATACCTTCTCAAAAAATTAACTCTGGAAAGAATGTAGATTTAAGGGGCATAAACGCATATAAGTCAGACATTAAAGAAGCCATTGCTGTTATCGCACGCGAGGCGATTGATGGCGCTAAAAAAGAAATACCTGGTGGTAAAAAAATAAAGTTCATAGAAAAATATGAATCGATTAAATTTTCAGAGCTAGATTATTTATCTCCTGATGTTAAAAAAAGAGTTTTATTGCAGTCTGAATTGCTAACTGGAAAGCAATTAGATGATTTAAAAAGCAAAATACTATTTCAGTTCAGCTCTAGTCAGTCCAGTACAGACTCGGAATCAACCATTAAAAACGATCTTATTGAAGCCGGAGATGATTTTATCGAAGGACCATCTATCGCAGCAGGTGCTTCGGCAACGGCTTCGACAATTGTTAACGAGGCAAGATCAGCTTTCTTTTTTCAAAAAGACACACTTGAAGAAATTGAGGCGTTCCAGTTTGTCAATGATTCACCGGTAACTGATATATGTGAAGAGCTAAATGGTACAATATTTTCTAAAGATGACCCAGATATTGAAAGATATCAACCGCCACTTCATTTTAATTGCGACAGTTATATCCTGCCAATTTTAGTCGGTAATTTAAAAAATAGAGAAGTGACTGGCTTTCCAAATTCGGCGGCTAAATATGAAAATCAAATTCAATTTTCTGAGAGATGCGGAGATCATTGTTGTGAAAAACTTTTCTCTTCTATAGAGCTTCGCTAAAAAAAGATTTGCATTATTTTAAATTTACACCTACGCTCATAGCATGAGTAATAAATCTCAAAACATTTATCGTGGGGTTGGAGTTAAGATTAAGTTGTCTGAATCAACCGACAGCGCTTCTCAACACGTGCCGAATGAATTGCAGTTATTTAAAGCCGGAGTATATTATCATGAAGCCTATGGCAAAATTGAAATAACTCCTGATATCCTAAAAAAGATGGCTTTAAATTTTAATGAAAAAGTCAGAGGTATTGATTTAGCTCTAGACTACAAGCACGATTCTGAAGGTGTTGCCGCTGCTTGGTTTGAAGAAGTTTACACCAAAGAAAACGACACCGAGTTATGGTTCAAGCCGAGATGGACGCCCAAAGGAAAAGAAGTAATTTTATCTGAAGAGTATAAATACGTTTCACCTGATTTCACATTAAGCTACACCGACAATGAAAAACTAACCAATCACGGTCCGGTTTTAATGGGAGCTGGTTTAACAAATAGACCCTTTATAAAAAGAATGGCACCAATAATTTTAAGCGAGGAGTATAAGATGAACGAAGTCGAAGAATTAAAAAAGAAAATTGCACTATTAGAAGAAGAAAATGCAAAACTAAAAGCGGCTGCTGCTGGCAAAACAGAACCAGAATTATCTGAAAAAGATAAAATGGCATACGCAGAAAAAGATAAACAATTATCTGAAAAAGATGCTGAAATCAAAAAGCTAAAAGAAGAAAAAGCAATTACTGAAAAGGAAAACCAATTCAACATTATGTTATCAGAAGGAAAAGCTGTGCCGGCTCAAAAAGAATCTTTTATGAAAGGTGACATGATTGAGTTTGCTAAAAATGCAGGCAATTTAAACTTTTCAGAAAAAGGAAAAGGCGGCGATCCAGTAGTTGATAAAAAAGGCGACGCTCAAGATGAAGTTATTAAGCTTGCTGAAAAAAAAGTAAAAGAAAGTAAAATTGATTTTTCTGACGCTGTTAAAATAGTGTTATCTGAAAATCCAGAGCTAAACAAAGAATATCAAAAAAAATTTAATTAATACGGAGGTCTAAATGAGTTCAACTTCATGTCCAAAACTTTACGCTTTCAAAGCTGGTGCAGCTATCGCGGAAGGTAAAGCGGTTAAAAAAGGCGCTGACGATCAGCATGTTATTGCTGGTGCAGCTAATACAGATAATGTAATCGGTATCGCATACATGGCGGTTACAAATTTAGATTCTAAAGGCGCTGCAATTGAAGAAACAATTGAGATTGCATTACCAGGTGGGGGAGCCAAAGGTCTTTTAGGCGAAGCTGTTTCAATGGGGGATAAATTAGTTTCTCATACAGACGGTAGACTGGTTAAGACTAACGCTTCTGGGGATAAAATCATTGCAGTGGCTATGCAAGACGGAGTTGAAAACGATTTAATTTATGTCGAAGTTGTTAGCGCAATTGCAACCGCGGCTGATCAATAATAAAAACTAAATCAAGGAGAGATAAAAATGTCACAATTAAAAGCACAAATAGATAAGATTCTTTCGAATGTATCTAGCAAATATAATCCAAAGGGAATGATTTGTGAGCAGTTTCTGCCAATGATTCAGGTTCCTCAAAATACGGGATTACTTGCTGGTTACGGTGATTCTCATTTAAGAATCGAGAATTCGCTTAAGGGTGGTAAATCTAAATACCGCAGAGTTGAAACTGTTTCTTATACAACTCAAACTTATTTAATCAGAGGTCATGGCTTAGAGGCTCTTGTCACAAAAGAAGACAAGAGAAATTATGATGATCCATTTGATGCCGAAAAGGATGAGACGACTGGTTTAACTACTTCTCTTTATTTAGAAAAAGAAAAAGTTTTAGCTGACGCTGTTACTAGCACTTCTATTATGACTCAAAATGAGACACTTGTAGGAAATGCTCAGTTTTCTGACTATACTAATAGTGACCCTATTGCTAAATTTCAAGCAGCTTTTGCAGCTATTCGTTCTGGATGTGGAGCAATTGCTGACACGGCGGCAATGGATTACGATGTGTTTCAACAATTAAGATATCACCCTCAGTTACTAGATGCTCTTGGTTATAAATTTGATAGACCAGGTGGTTTGGGTGCTGACGAGCTTGCGAAAGCTTTAGGTTTGAGAAGAATTTTAGTTGCTGACGTTATGTATAATTCAGCTAAAGAAGGTCAGACAAGTGTTAAATCTCCGGTTTGGGGTAAACACATTGTTCTAGCTGTTTTACCTGAAAAAGCAGAGAAAGAACAAATTTCTCTTGGCTACAGAATGCAAATTTATGGATCTCAACCAAGAAAAGTTTATAAGTGGACTGAAAATAATCCACCTGAGTCTACTGCAATTCTAGTTGAGGATGAGTACGAACATCTAATTAGCAACGCTTCTGCTGGTTACCTATTTAAGAATGCGATTGCTTAATCGGAGGTTGAAATGAGATTTTTTATTTTATTGATTGCCATGTTTACTATTTGTACCTCGATTGAGGCAGCAAATATTAAACGGCTTTTTCAAGATGCGAAATTACCTACGCAGCAAATGGTGGAAAAACAAACTTTCACTAACGCAACTGCGGCTGGTACGGCGAATATTTTAAGTGCGAATGCAGGTAATACCAGCACAAGCGCTGCTTCGGTTACTAGTTTTGTAGCACAACCTGATGTTGCTAGAAATCTAGTTATTACTCCTGGGGGTACTACTAACGATGTTGGAACCTGCAGCGTAACCGTACTTGGAACAAATTATAACGGTCAAGCGATTAGTGAGGCATTTGCTTTTGCGGCTAATGCTAGCACTGCTACGACTGGATCTAAGGCGTTCTTAACGGTAACAAGCGTAGTCTTTCCTGCCAACTGCGAGGACTCTCCGTTTGGTGCAACATGGTCAATTGGTTACGGCGAAAAACTTGGCGTTAAGAGATGTATGGATAGTGCCGGTCACATTCTATTTTCAACTCTGAATGGTGCCAAGGAAGGAACCGCGCCAACTATGGTTGTGGACGCAGATGAAGTAGAAAAAAATACAGCAGATTTTAACGGCACAATGAATGGTTCAAATGATTTTGAATTATTCTTTTTTCAAAATTACTCGGAGAGTTGTTTTCCTTAAGGTTTAAAAATGTACAAAGTTTTATTGAATTTTGATTGCGGTAAATTAGTTGGTAAGGTCGGACAAGTTATTAACGAGTCCGATCTTTCTAATATTGAAGATTTTATTCCTTATTTTGTTAAAGAAAAAATTATTGAAGAAATTCCAAAAAAAGAAATAAAAACCGAAGAGGTTGTTCCTTTTTTTAAAGAAGAAGTAAAATTAGAAACCCCTGAAAAAACAAAGAAGAAAAATAAGGGGGGTTAATCATGCCTTATTGTACCAATAGTGATATAGCTAAAGAATTCAAAGACATTACTTTTAATAATACAACGTCGGCGGTTAAGACTGATCAAGTTGATGAATTCATAGTTCAAGCTGATGCCGTAATAAACTCGATGATTTCTAATAGATATGTTGTTCCGGTTGTAAGTGGTTCAACTTCACTTGGTCTATTGAAATATTTATCAATTCAACTTGTCGCTGAAAGAATCAGATTTATCATTGCCACAAAATCAGGTGATGAAGAAACAACTCAAGATCCTAATAAAAAATTTCTCATATCTCCAATGGATATTCTTAAAAAGATTTCCAAAGGGGAAACCAACCTTCCGGATGCTCCGGTTAGTTCGCCAAATGGTGTTAGATCATACAACGTCGACAATTGCGTAAAGCATGTTTTTAAAAAGGATGAGCAGCAATGGTAGACGAAAAAAGATATGAAGTTGATCCGGATAAAAAATTCCAAACAGCGTTTAAGAAAGCTGCGGAAAAAACTGGTGACTTAACCATACCATTAACGCTAATAACTAAAATGTGGTACAAGGGAAATAAATCTATTTTTCAGTTAAAAGGTCCTGGTAAATACGAGGACTATAAACCAAATTCAAAATACAAAGAACGAAAAATAAGATTAATAGGTCAAGCATACCCAATGATGCTACTATCTGGTCAACTAGAGGCAGCTATAACCGAACCAACTGGTCACGGCGCTTTTAACCAAATAGTAAATAAAACATCCCTGTTTTTAGGGGTAGAGAAAGATGTTCTGCCATACGCTGGAGTTCATCAATACGGTTATAAAACAACTCCAAAAAGACCTTTTTTATTAACAGGTGTTGAGCAAGTTGCAACTGACGGTCAAAAAAAAGCAGTCGGAATATATTTAAAAATATTAGCTGATTACGTAAAACAGGTGACTGACGATGCCTAAAAAAATTTATGACATTGAGAGCTTGCTTGCAGATGTAGAAGCTTTTTTAAAGGCTGATTTAAATGATGTAATTGATACGATTAACGCAGAAGAAGCGGATGGCATTGATCTTAAAAATATAGACAACGAAGCATATTTTTTACAAGAACTAAACTCTAAAGTGGCAAACTGGAACCCAATAGTTCTTTACGGATGCTCTAACCTCGAAACTGTTCCAAATGGACCGGAAGCCGCTTCAGTTATTTCAATAGAAATTTTAATTATATTCGAGGACAGTAACAGCAATGAGGTTACCAGTTCATCTATGATGCCAAAGCTAGCGTTTAGATATACCCGAGCTTTAAAAGAGGTTGTTAAAAATAATTGGACACAACGAACAGAAGCAGGAAAATTATACATGGAGGATTTGCTTCCAATACCCTATACTAAATTAAATAGCTCTAAGAAATCTAGGGCGACTGGAATAAAAATTACGACGAGTATTGCTTAATATTTTAACAAGGAAGGTATGAAATGAGTTTATCACAACCAAGAAACATTTACGGTATCCACAGCGTGAGTCCTTACAATAGAACAACTGGGCTACCTTATGGTATTTTAAAAGTACTTGATTCATCTAGCTTAAGCTTAACAGGTGAAACTATTCCATTAATGGGTGGTTCAAATAAATACGCTTGGGCGGTTGAGGATGGAGCTATCACTGGAGAAATGAGTTTAAATTTTTCTCAGTACGAAGACTTTGTTTTTGAATTATTTTTAGGTAAGGCGCCTACTGCTAATTCGGCAGAGACTGCTGGTAACGTGTCTACTTTAACTAATAAAAATGGAACAAGCTTAGTTAATGCTACGACTGGTATTGCATCGATCGCTGCAACTGCTGCGGATGAAGCTGATCTTAAATTTGGTCGTTATGTTTTAAAGGTTGCTTCAGCTACAACGGTGGACGTTTACGCTTTAAGTGACGTTGACTTTTCAAGGGGAACAGATGCCTCTTACCAAAACGATGCCTTAAAAGTAAACTCATCTTCTTACACGGTAACTTCTGGTGGAACTACAGCTATACCAGAGCTTGGTTTAACTATCACTGGTGGATCTGGAACCATTGGAATGACAACTGGGGACACTGCTACTTTTCAAGTTAGACCAATTAACACAAAAAGCATGACAGTTAAAATCGGTGGATCTGCTGATAGCACATTCCCTGAGTTTGGTTGTATTGCGATTGCTCAAAAAAGAGGTACGCAAGAAATGTTTGAAGCTGATGTGTTCAGATGTAAAGCAGCTGGATTACCTATCGGTTTCGAAATGAATGCTTGGTCAAAAGCTGAAGTTAAAGTAAACGTGTTTTACGATTCAGTTAGAGATGGAGTGTTTGAATTAAGAAGCGTGAATATTATTTAATAGATTTTTCATCATTAATAAGAAAGTCGGGAGCGATTTCGCTCCCTTCTTTTTTTCTAAACACTGGTTGCATTTCTTTATTTATAAATTCTCTGGGGAAATTAGTAGCGCATGTCACGATAAAATCAGATAAACTTTTATATCCGTAGATTCTCGCTCTCATCTTAAACATATTTTTTTCGAAAGATGTAACTCTTATTTGAATGTAGTCGTTAAGGTTTTCTTTATTTTTTTTTGTCATTACAAAATTTTCCTGTAAAAATCATAGCACTGAATTACAATAATTAAAGGAGAAACTTAAATGAAGTTAAGCGATTTAAAACCTAGACGTGCAAGCTTTAAACTTTCCGCGACTAAAAAAGAATATTTTTTACGACCGTTAACACCTAACGACGCTATTATTATAGAAAAAAACGTCGGTGATTTAAGGGGCGCGCTTAACTCGGGTAAAATTTCTGATCTTTTCAAAATAGCTTACCTTCAATTAGAGCATGAATGCACGATGGACTTTAAAAAGAAACAGGTCAAGTTTGTGGATATGAATGGAAATTACAAGACCGAAGAAGTTGGAGGATATCTTTTATTTGTTAGCTTAATTGCAAATTTAGAGGAACAGTTTGATGTAATAAAGGCATGCCTTGTTTCTATGGGTGTACCAGACGAATCAATTAAAGAGTTGATGGAAAAAAAAGATGAAGCTGTTTCTATGGAAATTGAAAATAAAGAGAATGATAAAAAAAAAGTAAAGAAGAAATTAAAGAAATAGAATGGGATTACGTTGCTGATTTATTTTCTAGTGAGTACGGTTGGGATTTGGATAAATTTATGAACACATCAATGCACGAAATAGATTGGAGAGTAAAAAAAATAACAACCAGAAATGGCAATGAAAAAAAGTTTCTAGCGAGTCTTTACGGCTACAATTTAGATGTTCCTGGAAGCGAAAATAAAAAAGAAATTGAAACAGAAAAAGTAAAAGTTGACGATAATAAAATGAAGGACGCTATTAATCGCGCACACGCAAGGAGATTAAATGGCTGAGAGTTTAACCATTTCCATTAACGGTGATATTAAAAATTTTCAAGATGCTTTAGATAATGCTCAAAAGCAAACTGAGAAATTTGATGATGCATTAGCTTCAACTGCTAAAGTAAGCGGTGCTGCCTTTGCTGCACTTTCAGCAATTATAGGAACTTCTATTGCAGCATACTCAGAACAAGAGCAAGCTGAGCAAAGATTAAATGCTGTTTTAAAATCAACCGGAATGGCCGCTGGGATAACTGCTGAAGAGGTTTTAAAATTAACGGACAAATATACTGAACTAACTACGTTTCAAGATGATGCTATTTTATCTGCTCAAAATGTTTTATTAACCTTCACAAAAATTAGCAAAGACGCATTTCCAAGAGCCACGGCTGCGACTTTAGACTTAGCTGCTGGATTAAAAATAGATTTATCTTCAGCCGCTGATATCGTAGGTAAGGCTTTGAACAATCCCGCTGAATCGGTAGATAAATTTGGTAAAGCAATTGGAACAAAATTTACTCCAAACCAAAAAGAAATGATTAGATTAATGCAAGAGTCGGGTAACGTAGCTGGCGCTCAAAAAATATTGTTAGATGCTTTAGATAAAAAATATCAAGGAACCGCAGAAGCTTTAGCTAAAGGAACTGGCGAATTCATTCAAATTAAAAAAGCAATGGGTGAAGTTTACGATGCAATTGGAAAACAATTAGCGCCTAAAGTTTTAGAGTTGACAAGCGGGTTTAAAGATTTTTTCAATGCGCTTGCTAAAAATGATTCATTTATAAAATTAGCGAGTAATGCTTTATTAATAGGCACCGCCATTGCGGGTGTTGTTTTATCTTTAACATTGGCAGCGTCAGCTTTTTTAAAAATAAGATCTATTTTAATAGCCACTCAAGTTGTTATTCAAAGCATGACCATTTCAGTTAGAGCTCTAGCTGGCGCAACCGGAATAGGCTTGTTGATTGTTGCTATTGGGATAATTGCAACTAACTGGGAAAAAAGTTTTGCAATGATGAATGCTGTTTTCAATGCATTCGCCAATAACATAACTAAAGTTGGTTCAGGTTTGGCCACATTTTTAAAGGGCGTTTTTACTTTAGATATAGCGAAAGTCAACGAAGGATTGGCGCAAGTTAAAGATGCATTCTCAAAAGGTTTTCAAGAAATTAAAACAGAGTGGGACAAAGCTGGACCATCAGACACGCCGCTTGCCCCAGACGCCGAGCAAACAAAAATTAAATTTGATGAAAATAGAGCTGTAGCTGAAGAAGAATGGAACAAAGATTTAGAAATTAGAAAAGCTAGATCTGAATTAGACAAAGAAGAAAAGGCGTTTGCTAGGCAGTTAGAACTCGAGGAAGATCAGGCGTACAGAGATATTAAATTAGAGCAAGATGCTTTAAATAACGCCAAAGAACAAAAACAAATTGAATCACAGAAAAAAACAACTCTTCAAGTTCAAAGAGATTTAGAAAACGAAAAATTAAAAAAACAAGTTGAGTCAAATAATACTTATCTTAAAAACCAGCAACAATTTGGAACTGCTTACGCTGAAATTTATGCGGCTACAAGTTCAGAAATATTTCAAGGAACAAAACAAGCAGCATCTGATTTAGCTCAATTGCAGCAATCAGAAAATTCTAAATTAAAAGCAATTGGTAAAGCCGCTGCGGTAACTGACATTATCATGAATGGTATTTTAGCTGCTCAAAGAATTTTTACAGGGCTATCAACTATCCCAATTATAGGACCCGTGCTAGGTGGGATTGGGGCAGCGGCGGCAATAGCTGGATCTTTAGAGAGAGCAAATAAAGTTAGAGCAATGGCGCAAGGTGGGGTTGTTACCGGAGGAATTCCGGGCGTTGACTCAGTTCCATTACTTGCTCAGCGAGGAGAGATCGTAGCTCCAACTCAAAACTTTAACGAGGTTATTGGTTCGGTTAGAGCTGCCAGGGAAGCTGAAAGATACAGGCCATTGAGAGAATCTGAAATGCAAAATAATCAGAACCAAGGTGGCGGCATGATGGAAGTTGTTATTGGATTTAAAGATGAAGCATTTGAGATTATTGAAAAACAATTATTAAAACGTAGAGCAATTGGAATAGGAAATTTATAATGGAATACCAAATATTATTTTTAGAAAAAAACAAAATAGATCAGGATAACAATTCAGGTTCTATTACCGTCACAGACGCTGTCGCTTATAACAACGGTCAAGAGTTTGTTAACAGAGTTAGAAATAGGGATAATAGAAGCGCTTGGATGACCACTGATTCAACGGACGCAGCCAATACGCAACTTGACATTGATTTAGGTGAAGATGAATTTATAACTGACATTATTTTAGTTAAGCACAATTGGAAATCATACACGATTCAATATTGGAATGGATCAAGTTACATTAATTTTTCAACTGTTATTTCGCCAACTAACGACACCGCCGAAACTACTCACTATAATTTTAATAAAATCGAAACAAGCAAAATAAGAATTATTATTTTGGGAACTCAAGTTGCCAATGATGATAAGGAGTTATTCCAATTAATTATCACTGATCGCATTGGCAGATTAGAGGGATGGCCAGAAATATCAGGCGTAGAGTTTGATACAAGTAAAAAAGTTACTAAAATGTTGAGCGGTAAAATTAATATGGTTGAGAGCTTCGAGGCTTTTAGTTTTAATTTATCACTTCCGGTTTATAGTAACGACAATGATTTAGATATTTTCCAAAGCGTTTACGAGAGACGATCTGGCATTTTGGTTTGGCTTTGTGGTGGAGCTGAGTCTCAGTTTAAAACAGTTAGAAAGGGTTACAGATTAGAGGATATATTCTTGGTTAGACCAACTAATGACTATAATTCCGATCTTTACAAGGGAATGTACAAGTCAGGAGTTAAAGTAAATTTACAATTTAAGGAGTGCATTGTCTGAGTAGAATTAGAGTTTACATAATGCCATTTAACGACTTGACTCAGCAGTACGTGCTTGATTGGATTGAAATTACCTCTGATGTTGACGTAAATTCTTTTGCATCACTCACTCAAAAATTAGACAATAAAGAATACGATATAGGTGTTTTTAATTTTGGCGACATGTCTTTGACATTAAGAAATGAAAGCGGAAAATACGCCAAAGTTGGTGAGCCAAATACTATTTTTGGATATAAGAGAGGTGGAACCAAGGTCAAAATAACTTACATGCTTCAAGACGATCCTCCTTGGTGTGGCGTTGCTATTTGTGGACAGGCTAAAATTTTTGATGAGCAGGATATGTTCACGGGTTTATTAGTTGACGAAACTACTGATGAAGATGTGATTAACCAAAACATAGTTTTTAGGGTACTTGGACTTGAGTCAATATTTAAAGAAGTTATTATAAATTTTGGTTCAATTTCTGCCGGAGATTTGTTTTCTGAAATACTTTACACGATATTAAATCAATCAGAAATAACAAACTTAATCACGGTTAGTGCTTTAAATATTTCAGTTGGCACAGATCAAATGATCGATAGTATTACTGGTCTTCAAAATAAAACAGTTAAAGAAACACTCGACACAATTTTATTATTGTCAAATTCTATTCTTTATATTGACAGGGAAAATGTTCTCCATATTTCACCAAGGGTTCCAAGTGTATCTGTGCTTTGGAATTTTTATGGTCAAGCCTCAGTTGATGGACCAGAAAACATTCAAAACTTGTCAGATATTAGAAATGGTTTAAATAGAACATTTAATTTTATTAGGTGGTCACAAACTACATTAGCGGCTGAAGATGCAAACTCAACTGCAAAATTTGGTTATAGAATAAAAGAAATAGAAAGCGATGTAATAACAGACAACGGTAAAAGAAATGCTATTTTACAAAACATAAGAGATTATTTTGGAACACCAAAAAGAGAATTAGAGCTAACAACCATAATTAAAGACTATGATATTTTTGATCTATTTATACTAGACAAAATTAGTATAGATTATCCGACTGTTTACTTTATAAAAGAGGGAAGCTCTTATCCTATTTATGATTCTTCTCTTTATGATGAAGCAGAATATCCACTTGCAGAATGGTCATTAGAAATAGATCCTAGTGTTGAGTGGATGATTACGGGAAGGAAAATAGACTTTAGAAATCAACTCATAACATATAATTTAAGAGAGGTTTAGTGTGGGATTAAACACAATAGCATCAGCGGTCGCCGGAGCGATAATAAAAGCGGCGAATCACAACTCACTAAAGACGGCATTGACCGAGGATTTTGTTCCACGAGCTGCCGCTGGAAATGTTTTAAATGAAGCCGGAAGTTTGGGTTCGGCAACTTATCGATGGCTAAATTTATACGCAACTAAATTATTTGTCGGATCAAACAATATAGAGATAAGTGTGGCAAATAGCGAACTTGTTTTTAAAATAGCAAGTACTGAGTATGCAAGGATTACAACTTCTCACCTGTTTCCTCCTGGAATGGTGGTTCAGCATTCATTCACGGGAAACATAGGGACCGCTGGGAGATATCAATGGCTTTATTGTAACGGTCAGGCTGTAAGCAGGGCAGACTATTCCAGACTTTATGCTTTAATTGGTGATAGATATGGAAATGGCGATGGGTCGACCACGTTTAATGTGCCCGACTTGAGAGGTATGATTGTTAGAGGCATGGATGATGGTCGCGGAGTAGACCCAGACGCAGTTTCAAGAACCGCAATGAATACAGGTGGAGCCACTGGTGATAATGTTGGCTCGGTTCAATCTGCTGGAACAAAATCTCCAACAAACCCATTTACGGCAACTGCTGCTAGTAATGGCGCACATACTCACTTGCTTTCAACATTCGCAAGATCTGCATCGAATTTAAGCGGTGTAAATACTAATTTGCCGGTAGATGCTGCAATGAACGGAACTGACTATTACACAGATTCAGATGGATCACACACTCATGCAATTACAGTTTCTGGCGGCGGTGACACCGAGACCAGAATGCGCAATGCTTATTTAACATACATAATTAAAACTTGAGGTATATATGGCAAATGACCCTAACGATATTCCTATTAGGTCTAACCAAGACGAAATTAAAGCGAGTTGGTTTAATACGCTTAGAACTTTTTTAATTGATGCTTTTGGTGCCGTTTCTGGTGAAGCATCTTTTACTATTTCTAATAATCAATCATCACTGTCAAGTCTGGGTTTTTCGGTTGATGCATTATCTTTTACTAGCGCAAAAATACCGTTTGAAGTTTCAAGATCTTCTTCTGCTGAAAACAGAGTGGAGGTTGGTGAGCTTAATTTATATTATAAAAATTCAACTTGGTATTTAGTTTTCGGATCAAGTTATGGAGATAATTCTATGGGTGATGGTTTTGGGTTTTCTATATCTCAAGCTGGAACTGTGGCAAACATTATGTATACTAGTGATAATATTGCTGGGACTGGATACGCGGGAAACATGAAGCTAAAGGCAACTTATTTTACGGTATAGGAGTTTTATGAACAGATTTTTAATTTATATTTTACTTTCGATTTTAATCATACCACAAGTTTTTTCCGACAATGTTAAATGGGAAAGATCTTTAAGCGTTGGGGCAAGCTCACTAAATAGCTCATCATTGTTTGATGTAATTGGCACAACAAAGGGATCTCGACCCTACCCGAGCATGACCACAACCCAAAGAAACGCAATTACTTCTCCTGCTACGGGTCTAACAATTTTTAATACGACTACCTCTGAGTTGAATATTTACAATGGCTCGACATGGACCGTTATCGCTAATACAAGTCAATCTCAGACGTTCACAAATAAAACCATAGTTGGAACAGCTAACTCTATCTCGGGACTACGCCACGGAACCGAAGTTGATAATCCAAGTTCAGGAGTTCACGGTGTAACCGGAAACGTAGTCGGGACAACGGATTCGCAAATATTAACCAATAAAACAATCGTTGGTACTGCAAATTCAATTTCAGGACTAAGACACGGAACAGAAGTGGATAGCCCTTCAAGTGGAGTCCATGGGGTTGCGGGAACAATTGTCGGAACCACCGACACTCAAACTCTTTCAAATAAATCAATTTCGGATGCGCTATCTTATTTCAAGATTTCAATACCCGCTTCTCCTGCAAGTGGGTTTGTAAAGCTGTATGCGAAAAGTGATGACAGGTTTTATAAATTAGATTCAAGTGGAAACGAAAAATCTATTTCGCCAATTTTCACACCGAGCGCGGGCGGTGTTTTTGTTTCTAACGGAACTCCTGATTCTTTCGCTTTAGTTGGAACTGGATCAGCGGGCCAGTACTTAAGATCAAGCGGAACTAGTCCTCCGACATGGAGTGATGTTTTTACTTTTACTCCAAGTGCGGGAAATATTTTTTATTCTCAAGGAACTCCAGGCGCATTCGCTTTAACTACAACTGGAACCCCGGGACAATATCTACAATCTAATGGCTCTTCTGCTCCGACATGGACAAGTGTTTCGGGCGGGGGCGCGGTCTACACTCCGAGCGCAGGCTCAATTTTTTACTCAGACGCTACAACGAGCTTAAGGCTAACAACCGTAGGAACTCCCGGGCAACTCCTTCAATCGAATGGAGCAGGAACTCCTAGTTGGTTAACTCAAGACGATTATAATCAAAACTATCTCTATAACGGGGATATGGAAATTTGGAACGAAGGGACCGCCCTTGTTGCCCCAAATACGAACACTCATGGAGCCGAAGGGTATAGGCCAATACTCACACTTACAGACGGTGTGGCTAATGTAAATAGATCAACCTCGGTTCCAACGGTATCAACTTCGGTTAAGGCGTTTAATTATTCTTACGAAGTAGATATCACGACCGCAGATGCCACTATTGCCGCCGGGCAAAGAGCTGATGTTCAGCACTACATTGAAGGAAATAATTTTAAGAATATTCATCAAAAACAGGTAACATTATCTTTTTGGGTTTACGCTACTAAAACTGGAACTAGCTGTGTTTTTTTCAAGAATTCCGCGGGGAATAGATCGTATATCGCAGAGTACACAATATCTTCTTCAAACACTTGGGAATATAAAACCGTAACATTAAACTTGGACACATCTGGAACCTGGCTTTTAACGGCGGGTGTGCGTGGTTTATTTATGGGTTGGGCACTGGCAGCTGGCTCAACCTTTCAGACAACCGCCGGATCTTGGCAGTCTGGTGATTACTACGCGACATCTAATCAGGTTAATCACTTTGATTCAACTTCAAATTTTTTTAGAATAACTGGAGCTAAATTAAATCTAGGGCCAACGGCTATTCCGTTTACATTAATGGGCGGTAACTCTGAAGGCGAAAGAGCTATAACTCAAAGATATTTTCAAACTAGTTATTTAACAGATGTAACACCTGGAGCGAGTGGTGTTGACGGTTATTTTTGGTTGCAAGGTTACAATACAACCTCTGGATTAAAGATACACACGTTCACACTGCCGGTTCAAATGTGTAAGGCGCCCACAATGGTTGCCTATGATTATTCCGGAAACTCTGGAAGGGTTAGTACGTACGATGCCGCGGGAACTAAAACAGACAACGTAGCACCGACGTCAACAAACGCTAGAGTTAGCAGTGCCTACGTAAGGCTAGATGGATCTACTCTTTACGGATTATTATATCATTACACACTAAACGCGAGGCTTTAATTATGTATAAGAAAAATTTAATTGGACAAATAATTAGAATTTCAGACGGAGCTCTTATTCCTCAAGATGAAAGAAATAATGATTACCAAAATTTCTTAAAGTGGCAACTTGCAGGTGGATCTCCATCGCAAGAAGTTGAGTCGCAAAAAGATAAAAATCAAAATAAAATTAATAAAAATTTTGAAATTATAAATAAAAAATCTCAAGGTAAAATTTTTTGCGATTCCATTTTAGGTTTAATTACAAATAATTTAGAAAAAAGCGGAAAAACAGAGTCTCAGATAGATTTAATTATATTAGAGAATTCTGCGCTAATAGAGAGCCTGCAGATTGGCAGAGTTAGTAAATCCAGGAGATTAATATCTGAAATAGTGCCTAATGAATTTATTTTAACACAAAATCAAAAGGAAAAAATCATAGAATTAATTGATACATTTTTAGAAAACGAGAGAAGTTAATGGATCAGGAAACAAGAGATTTATGTTTGCAATTAATGGATGGGGACTTAAGAGTTATGCCAATAGCTCACGGATTAACCGAGTTTATTTATTTTAAAAGAATGGCTAAATGGTTGGTTAAGAATAAATTAACCGGCAAAGAATTACTTGACTGGTATTCTTTTAGATTCAAAAACCGTAGACTACAAATGGCGAGCTACATAATTATGAAAGTGAATAAAGAATACGAACAAAGGAAAATTTATGCAAAAGACCTCGTCAGTCGGGCGTAAAATTTTTATGGTAATAACTACGGGTATATTAACTTCAATGGGAAGCGGTTTAGTAGTTTTTTTCTCTAGTCTATACACTGATGTTACACAGCTAAAAGCTCAGGTAATTAACTTTCAAGAAGAAAAGGTTTCAAATGAAGAAAAGTTTAAAGAAATTCATCAGATGATAAAAGAGATACATTATTTTTTAATTGATAAGAAAAACAAATGAGAAAAATAGATTTTATAGGCATTCATTGTAGTGGTAGCGATATCGATTCTCACGATAATATTGAAACAATTGCGCAATGGCACAAAGAAAGAGGTTTTAGTGAAATAGGTTATAATTTTGTTATTGTTAAATCTGGAGAAATATTTATTGGTAGAGATATTGAGAAGATACCGGCGCATATATATGGTCATAACAAAAATTCAATCGGAATATGTTTAACTGGTGATAAAGTTTTTTCGGAAGCACAATTTACTTCATTGAAAAAACTTTTAATTGACCTAATGAAACAGTACGGATTAACCTTAATTGACATACTACCGCACAAGGCATTTAATAAAAATAAAACATGTCCTAATTTTGATTTAGGCGAATTATTAAAAAATATTTATTCTTAGGAGAAAAAAATGGAAGAGAAAAAAGGTATTGAGGCAAGTAAAAAATTATTAGATCTAGGCTTTGCGTTTGGAGGAGCATTCAAGAAATCGCTGGCTGATGGTAAAATTGGACCAGAAGATGTTCAGCACTTGATTCCAGTTATTCCTACATTTATTCCTTTTATTGAAAGTGTTGGAGAAATTCCAGCAGAAATTAAAGATTATAGTGCAGAAGAAGGTGCGGAGTTATTAGCATACGGAGCAAGCAAATTAGGCGGTGTAGTTGACTCAGAAAAATTAACTGCTCAAGTTCAAGCTGCTTTAAAACTAGGATTAGCTGCTATTGAATTGTTTAAAACATTTAAATAGATTAAATAAATGACGGCCGTAGTATTATTAATGGGAGCGACCGTCACCTAAAAGGAGTCTATCGATTGGAAAGACTGAATGGATTAAATAATAAAATATTAAATTTGAAAAGTAAAAAGTAGGTTAATATGTGGACATTCATTAAAGCGATTCCAGGTATAGTGGCGCTACTAACATATCTAAAAGACACCTACGAAAAATATAAACAGGAAAAAATAAAACGCGAAGCAGATAAACGAAAAACAGAAATAGAAAAAATAACAAAAGAGTTAAAAAATGCAAAAAGCGATGAAGAGCGCAAAAAACTTCTTAAGCGTCTTAGCAATATTGACAATACTTAGCGCTTGCAAAGAAAAGCCGCCAGTAATTGAAAGATGTATTATAGGTAACGACGACGACGTGCCTAATTGCATTTGTTATAACCCAGATGAGGATAGAGATGCTCGAACCGAATCGATAGAATATTGTACGAATTTTATTGCAACTTCTCCGGATAATTATAGAATAATGGAAACATGGGTTACTGAAAAACTAAAAGAGCTGGAGCAATGTCAATCAAAAGCGCGTTCTTCTTATTAATCATTTACGTTTTTTTTAATTTAAATTTAAACGGAAATTATTTTACCTACAAATGGGTGTTCTTTGAATTGGCGGTTTTGGCAGTTGTGTCAGTTGAGCTATATAAATTATATAGTTTTCCACTATCCGCAACACTGTTTTACTTCATAGGGTGGGACATTTTACTATCCATTTTTACCAAAAGTGTCCCTTTACTTTTCTCAATTTATAATGGCGAAAAGACCGCCCTACTTAACGCAATTTTTTTATTGGTTGGATATAATTATGTTAATGAAAAAATTCATAATTATTTATTAATTTTATTAGTGGCGTGTTGTGCTCAGGTTTTTATAGGCGTTCCTTTTTACGGTTTCACCGGCAACACATCTTTAAATGCAACGCTAATTTCATTAATGTTTCCGCTGTGTATTCCTGTTTTAAATCGGTTCAATTGGGGAGTTTTGGCGGGATTTATTATGTGTTTTTTAAGCATATTGAAGACAAGTGCTTCTTTAGGAATGGTCGCTTTAATCGGCTCGTATTTTACGTATTTATTGTTTGTCAAAAACAGGATGAAAAAAATTTTCCTTCCCGTTTTATTAATTTTAACCTGTCCAATTGTTTACTTTTCGTATGGCGAAAATACATATAGTTTCAGCGGACGTCCGGATATTTGGAGATCGATGATTGAATATATTCAAAAACAGGGAAATTATTTATTTGGCAGTGGCGTTGGGTCTGGTTTTTATTTGATTCCAAAGGCGATTTTGAATTATTCTATAACAAAAAAAGAGATTACTCCTTGGGGGCATAATGAAATTTTGCAAGTTTTTTTTGAGACTGGTATTTTGGGTTTATTTGCTTGCGCTATATCTTTCGGCGATTTTCTTTTTAGGTCTATTAAAGGAAGCCTGCCTTATTTAGTCGCATTTGCATTTTCTTATTTGATTAATTGTTTTGGCAACTTCCCACACAGATTAGCGCCCGACACATTCTTAATATTATTAGCAATCATTATTTGTTATAAAAAAAGGAATTCCATTGAGTATTAGATTTGATCCAAAGACGGCTGAGGGTAGAGATATAATTAAAAAAAGATGTTATGCCATAGTTAGATCGAAAGCGTTTAGTCCTGAGTATAGACAAAGGCATGAAGAGGATTTTTTTTATTTTACCTATATAAAAATGTTAGAGGGCAAATACAATCATACTCTTTTTAGACATATTTGGGTTGATTATTTAAGGGCAATTTATGGACAAATTAATAAAAATAGCTCGGATAAACAATTGGCATTTAATGAAACAAGAAGAAATATTTTTTACGCAAGAGAATTAAGCAAAGATGATATAAATCAGGAACAAGAATCATTTGAGGAAAAATTTATATCTAAAAAAAACGTGGAGGTATTATTAAAAAATGTAAATAGATTAAGCAAGCTTATTTTAAAATTAAGGTTCATTTATGGATATACCGACACAGAGATAGCTAAAATGTGTCAATGCAGTACAGCTACAATATCCGTTACAATATCAGAATCAATAAAAAAAATCAGAAAACATCATGCCAATAACTATTAATTGCAAACTATTTCGTGTCCATTCATACCGTCTGACTTCCAAATAGTGTACATGTTTGGATAATCAGACAAATAACATTTTTCATATTCAATATTAAAAACAGGTTTATTCACGTCTTTATAAACATCACATTCTTTATATTTATGGCAACTTTCATTTTGATAGAAATCAACCACGTCTTTGGTGTGCGGAATAATTTCAAGAGCATTTTTAAGTGAAAATTTCATACCTAATTGATGGGCAAGATTGGCAAAAAATTTAACATATTCAACAGCATCCTCTTTTGATTCATTAAACCCTGTTTTAGATTTATAAGAATAAAAATCTACGTTATCCACGTCAATGGCGTAACATCCCCTAGTTGAAGCAAGTCTAACTCTTGCCTCCATGATTTCGCGTACGTTTTTAGATTTTGTTTTAACCCAGCGTTCACCTTTCCATGAGTCTAATTTTTTACCTAGGTCGTCACCATCAAATAGTTTCGCGTCTGGTCTCCATTCTTCGTATTGACTCGAAAAGTAACAAACTGGTTTAGCGCCTGTATTTTTTAATTTAACCAAGTCCTCGTCTTTCACATCGAATAAATCTACGACGTGGTAGTCCTTAACTTTGGGAATAAAATTTCCTTTATATTGAATCGACCAACTGACTCCGTTAATTTTATCTTCAAGTGGCTTAGTTTTTTCTTTTGGAATCTCTGGTTTACTTGCAACCACAGCTCGCTGGGCACCCTTAATTTCAATTTCAAATTCTTTTCTAGCTTCACCATGGTCTAAAACCCTAAACGCAAAATTAGCTACACCATTGCCTTTATATTCCATGATTAAATAACCAAGTCTAGAAACACCCCACACTCTAGGTTTTTTAGCAAGGTCTCTTAATTGTCCACCCGCACCAGTTGTGAAGTGATGAGTTTTTCCGATTTCACCTTCATAACTTAAATTGTGATCATGACCCGATAAATAAACATCAACCTTGCCAGCTAATTCAGCGTCAAAAAACTTCTTAAAATTATACTTGTCATCACCGTGTTCACCAACGGAATATCTAGGATGATGCCCCATTGCTATAATTAATTTACAATCAGTGGCATAAAAACCTTGAAGAGTATTTCTAACCCACTCGGTCTGTTTAACGGTAAAATCAGAACTTAAACTTTGATCAATTTTCTCAGTGTCTATTGTCATCAAGCAAAGGTCATTAAGTTTTTCAGCATAATAAAAATTGGGAAAAAAAACATTTGAATATTTTTTGGCAAGGTCAATCCAAGCGTATACGTCGCCTAAGTGGTCATGGTTACCTAAGGTAATTCCAATCTTTTTAAAATCTTTATATTGCGAATAAAATTTTTTATCAAATTGTTTATCATTGGCGCTATCAAGTCCGCTTTCGTAAATCACGTCGCCTAAAATCCTAACCTCTTCAATGCCTTCTTTTTTCATAAGACCAGCAACTATGGTTTGGTCTGCGTCACCCGTGCCAGTGTCACCAGTAAAAATAATGCTAAATTGAGTTGGTTTATTAAAAATAAAAATAGGCAACCCAATCACCGCAACTAATGCGACAGGCTTGGCAAAATTGGCGACAATCCATTTTAAAGCGAGTTTAATTTTTTCGAATAGTTTTTTCATTTTTATTTTCCTGTTTAGTTAATTTGTTTTTTCATTTCAACAAATGAATTCTATTTTAAGCCGGTTCCCAACGATTTTATTCTGGCGATACTACCGGCGGAGTACTCCTAGAGTGGTCAGCAGTATCGATGCGCGCTCGACTTACCTGACCTACGCTCGTTGGCCTAACGCATTTTCTGTTAAATTTAGAAATGTTTTGTTGCGCGCGAAATTTATTTTTCATTATAATCTTTAATTTCCGGACAAATGTTTTTAATTAATCTATCAAAATCAAACATAGTTATTTTGTCATTTGGTCCATGAATTTCCATACTGTTTTTAATCATGGTTTTTAATTTGGTGTGGAATGTTTTATAAATTAAAAGTTTAGAATTTTCAGCTTCAAGTTGTTTAACTTTATCAACTAATCTTGGAACTAGTGCCTCTTGTTCTGCGTAGCTCATAATAATCCTTATTTAAAAAAGGACACCGACGGGTTAAATCGATGCCCTAATTTACATTTTATTCCACACTGGTCATGTGTAATAATTATTAAATATTATTTATTTATCAATAAGTAAAGTTTTAAATAATATTTAAATTTATCTTTACAATAATAATGATGCGTGTTATAATAATTATATTAAATTATAATTTTTTATAGTAAAAGGAGGTTTGATTGAATCATTTAAATCAAATTATTTTGAATGTGATGGCGAGAATAGAAGAAGAAAATCAAAAATGTTTTCATGAAATTTATCCTAAATTAGAAAAAAAATGTATCGAAGCTCTTGAATCTAATAAAAAATCTTTAAAAAACGAAGTCATTGTCATAATGGACTCGATTCATAATTACGAAGAATAATTAAAAAGACAATATTATAAATTATTATTCTGAAATTAAAAACGAAGACGTGTTGCACCCTTGGGAAATTAATCCGACCAAAGAAGTCGAAAATGATTTTGACACAAACATAAAACAAACATCAACTCGTAAAGTCGAAATACAATCACTTGATAACGCTCTCGGTTTAGCTATTGGTTCAATGAATAAAAATAACAAGAAGCAATTAACGCCAGACTAAGATTGCATCGCGTTTTTTATTTTTAAAAATTTCTCTTTTCAATTTATAAGATTTATTTAATTTTAATATTACATTGTTTAGGGAGCCTGTTATCCCGAACTAGCTTGTTCTGATTGATTCAGTGATGACAATGTTAAATATGGGTTAGTTGTTAAGACAGGATGAAGTTGACGTCGACGTTGAGCATGTGTCGCTAACTCATAGTAGTTAACCCTGAATAAGGGCGGTTAGATGCCTCCGCATGGCAATCGATGCTATCAGAATATATTATCTGTATTGAGTGAGAAGCCAATAGCATGTCTACCCCAGTAACTACGGGCGCGAATGATATAGATGTAATCTGTAATCTGTAATCTGTAATCTGTAATCTGTAATCTGTAATCTGTAATCTTTCCGGAATCAGTATCAATCAACGTGAGCATGTAAAAATTTCAAAACAAAATTTACTTAATTCAAATATTAATTTAGATAAAACTAAACCAAGAGAAGTTAATATTATGAGGATAAAAGAAAGACGACTAATAAAGGGAAAAGATTTTTATAACTGTAGTTGGTACAGAAACCTAAGATCACAGATTTTTTCAATATATCTTAAAAGATGCATGAAGTGCTCATCTAAGAAGAAACTTGTAGTTGATCACATTAAACCTAGGTCTAAGTTTCCAGAATTAGAACTTTGCCCTGGAAATATGCAGATCCTTTGTGATTCCTGCAATGTGGAAAAATCAAATAAATATATTAAAGATTTTAGAAGTGAAGGCGATTTTTATAATCTAGAAAGAGCAATGGAGGAAAATAAAAACATAATTGCCTATCAGTGTTTATATGAATATGAAGCAAGGGTTAAATTTTCTTTTGATAAAAAAACAAGAGAAGATTCAATTAAAAGTCTAATATCTATAAACGCAGAGCCTTTCTTTAAGAAGAAGAAAAAAAAGAAAAAATTTTTTAAGCGCATCAAGACAAAATATGTCTCAAAGGTAGAAACCATTTCTAAGGAGCCTTCATTTAAGATTGATTTGCAAGAGCAGGTTAGGTTAATAACATCTATTCTTAATGATTAAGGCCTTTTAATTTAAGAATTAAAAAATATGTTAAATTGATAAACTCAATTGCCGAAACTTTGTCTAATAGGCTTGGCGAAAGTATGATTACTTGAAAACTAATTCCCAATATTCCTAATCAAAAACTTCTCCAACTTATCCAAATTCTTTTCACTAATCGTATAGTCTTTATTGTGTTTAAAATTAGAAAGCGTAGCACTAGCAATACCTACTGCCTTTGACACGTTATCTAGCGTTGGTCTTTTCATAAAGTTTTTAAGCATTTCTCTGACTCTGTTTTGTTTTTCAATGTTAACTTTTTTCAATTGAACCTCTTTTTTTAAATAATATTTAAATTTATCTTTACATCGCTAATTTTAAATTGTAAATATAAATCACGAATTTGCAATCTTTCTTGATTTACACAGGGGTAAAAATGAATGAATTTGATTTTTTTAAAAAAATAAATCCAGAAATTAAAAAAATAACAAGTGAAGAATATGACGCCTTTCCAGCGATAAGATCTAGCTCGTTGCAACCGATGTTAAAAAGTCCCATGCATTTCAGGTATAAATTATCTGCGCCATATGAAGAAACAAAATCATTGATTAACGGCAGAATGTTACACATGGCGATTTTAGAGAAAGATTTATTTTTGGATTCATTTGTGGTTATGCCGGATTTTGGAGACTTAAGATCTAAGGCAAATAAAGAAGCTAAAAAAAACTGGTGCGATCAAAGAGTTGGTAAAACTTTTTTAACTCAGGACATGTTTGACGCTGTTTCGGGAATGGCAACATCTATTTCTTTAAATGAGGACGCAATGTCTTTTTTAAAGGACGGATTTGCGGAGACAGGATTTTTTTGTAACGACCCACTGACTGGAATCGCCTTAAAAAGCAAACCTGATTTTATTCATGCCAATTATTTAACAATGATAGATGTTAAAACAACTAGAGATATAAGCGATTGGTCTTTTGCTAACTCTATTAAAAATTACGGTTATGCTTTTCAGTTTGGATTTTATATTGAAGTTGTAAAAATAATAACAGGCGTAGATGTAAGATTTCCAGTTATAATTGCGGTTGAAAACGAACCGCCTTACGACTGTCAACCATTTTTATTAGACGATGAAACAGTTGATTATGGTAGATCTCAATTTAGAAAATCTATTAATAAATTAAAACATTGCATGGATCTATTGGCATCTGGAAAAAACCCATTTATTAACAATAATAAAATTAAGAGTATAGGATTGCCACATTACATACTCGAACAAGGAAAAATAAATGAACAATGATTTAATGTACAGTGAAGAACAAATGCCTGCTTCTAATGCCAATATTCAGGTTGAACAAACCAGAGCAATGGCAGAAGTCCAATCTCAAATGATTATAGCAAAAAAATTTCCAAGAGATATAATTGCAGCACAGTCTAAAATTATTGAAACGTGTAAAAGATTTACTTTAGCAGAAAAAGCTTTTTATTCTTATCCGAGGGGCGGTCAAACAATATCCGGACCATCTATAAGGCTAGCTGAAGTACTTGCTCAAAATTATCAAAATTTAGTTTTTGGAGTTACTGAAGTCGAAAGGGGTAATGGGTATTCTATAGCTAAAGCTTATTGCTGGGATTTAGAAAACAACGTGACCCAGGTGAAACAATTTGAGGTTAGACACGAAATAACTCTTAAGGATAAAAAAGTTAAAAGATTAACTGACTCAAGGGATATTTATGAATTAGTTGCCAATCAGGGCGCCCGCAGAATGAGAGCTTGTATTTTAGCAATTATTCCATCTGACGTAGTTGACTGCGCCGTGGATCAATGCAAAAAAACTTTAAACAAAGGAAGCGGCATAACTCTAAATGAAAGAATTAGAAACATAGTAATTGCTTTTAAAAATTACGGCGTCTCTCAAGAAATGATTGAAAAAAGATTAGGTCATAAAATAGATTTAACCACAGCAGAAGAGATTGTTGATTTAACCGGAATCGGAAACGCTATTAAAGACGGTCAATCAAAGCGAGGCGACTTCTTTGATTTCCCGAGCGATGAGAATAACAAGCTTCAAGAACTTAGAAATAAAGTAGATCAAGATAAAAAAAACAAAGAAGAAGCTAAAAACGACTCAGACCTTAAGAAAAATGATAATTCGAAAAACAACTTAACAGTTGAGGAAATACCATGGGAATAGAAAATCAAATTAACAAAGAGACTATGGA